ACCACCGCATCGCCAACAGCTTTAGAGCCTCGGACACCTGCCGTTGGCTTCGGCGATTTGTTCCACATCAACGTCCGAAACTGAAAACAAATATGAATGAAACAACCGAAAAACTAATCCGTGACCTCGCCGAAAAACTCGGCACAACAGCCGAACACCTGTGGGGTGTCCTCATCCGCCAAGCGCCAATCACTGCTATCACCGACCTGCTCCAAGTCCTGATACTCGCAGCGGTGTGCGTGTATGGAGGTCGCCGCCTGATGCGATGGCACAAGAAACTGCAAGAATCGGGCGATGCTGACCATCCAGGATTCGTGCTGACCTACATCGGCTTCGTGGTGCTGCTCTGCATCACAATCATCTGCGCGCTTTGTAGCGTGTCTGGAATAGTGACCGCCTTCAATAACCCGGAATACTGGGCACTCAAGCAAATCGTGAAATGATGTGGAACGCCAAGCTCAGCGACGGCGCGAAAACCTATGAGTGACGATTGCAACAAGAGCGCGGAAGTGAACGGCGGCACGCCGTTCGCTGAAGCGCGTGGTTATGCCGCACACGTCCGCCGACTCCAAGAGCAGAACCGCCTGCTGGCCGAGTGCCTCGCGGACGAAAGGCGACTCCGCAAGCAAGCCTATGCGTGGTATCAGAAGCGACTCCAAAGCCGCTGGTGGTCACTGATGGATATGGTGCTGCTTTCTGTGCGGCATAACGTCCGAGATGAGCCACGCGGGAAATAATATGAGCACCACCAAAAAAGCAGCGAGCCGCGTTGGCTCTGGGGAGTTGGTTCGGCGGCTGTGGCGCGTAGAATTTCAGACGGGGTTTGTGCAATTCGAAAGCGTAATTGCCGACGAAGCATTCGCCCGCCGCTGGGCTTTGAAATCCAAAGGCGCACCGAGCCACGAGCGGATCACAAAAGTCACGAGCGTCGAAGCGCCGCCGAACGACAAGCTGAGAGATGCCGCCACATGAACGCTCCGAATAACGCGCAAGACGCGATGGCGGCATTCTCTCCAGCGACTGGTTCGGGGACGGTCGTAAACAAATTTCGCGTTGATGATGCAAGGGTAGCATGTCCGCTTTTCCAAGCGGAACACGGCGGTTCGACTCCGACCTCAACGCTCCAATTCCGAATCGTGGAAATCGAGATGCGACGGGCAGCGCAACTGAATCGGCAGTGGCATAGCGTGCTGCCGAAAACCTACCTCGCAAACCTCAACGGCAACATCTGCAAGGTCGCGTATGCGGCAGAGTTCGAGGGCGTGGCATACGCGGTGGCAATCTGGACGACTCCAATCGCGGCAAACCGCATGGCCGATGGGTGGAATGCGCTCGAACTCCGTCGGCTGGCAATCGCTGACGATGCTCCAAAGAACACGGCAAGCCGGATGCTGGCCGTGATGACTCGACTGATAAAAGCCAAGTGGCCGCAAATCAATCGGCTTGTCAGCTACCAGGCGGAGAAACACCATGCGGGAACAATCTACAAGGCCGCCGGCTGGACGAATGCAGCGACTTCGGATGCTAAGACGTGGCATCCTGGCCGGCTGCGTGCGGCACAACAAACCGACTCCGCAAAGGTGCGCTGGGAATACACCCTGCGCGAGTCCCCGAACAAGTGATTAGGCAACCACTCATTGCTATATGAAACAAAGCCAAGCGATTGATAAGTTCCGTGATTACATGCGGTTGAAACATTTGGCGCTGTCCACGGAGCAGAGCTATCTGGCGTGGCTGGCGCGGTATATGCGCTTTCTGGCAGGGGAGGCGGTGGAGGGCATGACGGGAGAGCAGAAGGTGGAGGCGTTTCTGTCGCACTTGGCGCGGCAGGATGTTTCGGCGTCGACGCAGAATCAGGCGTTTAATGCGCTGGTGATGTTTTATCGGGAGATCGTGGGGCAACCGTTGGCGCGGATTGATGCGTTGCGGGCCAACAAGCCGGTGACGTTGCGCGAGTCGCCAAGCCGGGAAGAGGTGCGGGCATTGCTGGCCAACGTCAAGGATGTGCATGGGTATCCGACGCGGTTGATCACTCATCTGATTTACGGGTGCGGGCTGCGGGTCACGGAACCATGCAATTTGCGGGTCAAGGATGTGGAGTTGCAGAATCAACGGCTCGTCATTCGCGGAGCCAAGGGGGGCAAGGATCGCGTGGTGCCGTTGCCGTGCTCGTTGCACGCCGGTCTGCGGGATGCGTTGGAGGCGGCAAAGGTGGTGTGGAAACAGGACGTGAAGGACGGTTTGCCGCTGCAATTGCCGGGACTGTTGGCCAAGAAGTATCCGCAAAGCCGGTTCGCGTGGAAATGGGCGTGGGTGTTCCCTCAAAAGTCGGCGTGTGAACATCCGCGAACGGGTGAGTTGGTGCGGTATCGGCTGCACGAAGCCAACGTGCAATTGGCTATTCGGAGGGCGAGCGGCGGGAACATCAAGCCGCACGAGTTGCGACACGCCTACGCGACGCATTGCTTGAATCAGGGCACGAATCCGCGCGCTATCCAGCAGGCGATGGGGCACAAGTCTTTGGAAACGACGATGGGGTATCTACACGCGGAGGCGATGAGCGTCCGGAGTCCGTTGGAGGTAGTGAACGTATGAGCACGGCGATGCGCTACAAGGACGCCAATGAATGTTTGCAGGCGGGGGTGCCGGTGGAGGTGATGACGGCGTGTCTGCACAATGCCGAGGTCATCACGCCGGAACGGTTGCGCGGCATCTACGATTTCGAGCAGGAGATTTGGGAGAAGTTTCACAGCACGGGCCGGGAGCAATTGGGTTACGTGTTGCCGTGGGGCAATTCCCACAACAGCAGTCTGCCGTTCCGGTTTCGCATGGGCGAGGTGACGGTGTGGACGGGGCACAACGGCCACGGCAAGAGCCAGGTGTTGAACCATGTGATCGTGGATCTGGCGTGGCAAGGGTTGCGCTCGCTCATTTGCAGTTTTGAGATGAGCGCACCGGAGACGTATCGGCGGCTCATCCGCATGGTGCGCGCGGAGGCGAAGCCGGCGGAATGTTCGCGCGAGGAATTCCGGGCGCGATGCCTCACGCCCCTTTCGGACAAGGTGTGGGTTTACGATCATGTGGGCATGGCGGAACTGGTGGACGTGCTGGACATCGCCCGCTACGCGCGGCGCCGTTACAACGTGCGGATCGTGGTGATCGATTCCCTGATGTGCCTGAAGGTGCTGAGTGACGAGGACAAATACACGGAGCAAAAGAACTTCATGAACGCGCTGACGAGCTTCGCGGCGGAGAACCAGATGCATCTCATCCTCGTGGCGCATTCCAAGAAGCTCGATGTGAAGGGGAACAAGGAACATCACATCCCGCGCAAGTATGACATCGCGGGCAGTGCGGACATTTCCAACCTCGCGTGGAACGTGTGCATCATCTGGCGCAACAAGAAGAAGGAGGAACGCTTGCGCGAGCTGTGGGACGAATGCGCGTTGCGCGCGGGCAAAAGCAGCCACGCCATGACGCCGGAGGATTTCAACAAGAACTACACGATGGAGGAGAAGGAGGAGATCGAGCAGTTGTTGGGCGATAAGGATGCGTATTTCCTCGTGGACAAACAGCGCGGCGGCGAGGGCGATGAGCTGGGGCGCAACCTGTGGTTTCACAAGAACAGTTTGCAATATCTGGAACAGCCGTATCACAAGGGCGGGCGTCCCTCGAAATACTGGCAGATGAAGGTGGCGCTGAACGAGGGCGAGGAATTGGAACGGGCCGGCGCGGAGCCGGTGTTTGAGACGGGGGAAGGGGCGTTGTAGGCCACAGGGAACACAGAGAACACGGAGAACTGAAACGATGAAGACGATGCGATATACGACGAGGGAGGGGAAGGTTTGGACGGTCACGGAGTGTGCGCCGCTGGCGATGCACCCCGGTTTCTGGCTCGGGTTCCGTCAGCCGGACGGGCAACAGGTGCTGATTCATGAGCATCGGGCGGTGGAGGTGCGGGGACAGGAACAGAAGGAAACGAAGGAAGCAAAGGTATGAAGGAACGACCGATTTTGTTTAGTGGACCGATGGTGCGGGCGATTCTGGAGGGACGGAAGACGCAGACGCGGCGCATCGTGAAACCGCAGCCGGTGGAAACGGAGTGGCGCAGAATTGCGTGTCCCTACGGGCAGCCGGGGGATCGGTTGTGGGTGAAGGAGACGTTTGCGACCAAGCAAGTCAAGGGACTGACCATTGCCTCAACCAAACCCAATGATCCGGAGGCGGAAATGTTAGCCAGGGCAACGCATCGTTTTCGAGCGTATCGAGCTGACCAGTGGGAAAATGACGAGGTGCCAGAGGGGATGACGTGGCGTCCGTCCATCTACATGCCGCGGTGGGCGTCGCGGTTGACGCTGGCAATTGTGCGGGTGCGCGTGGAGCGGTTGCAGGACATCACGGAGGAGGATGCCATTGCTGAAGGAAGCCAAGAACCGGCGCTGGTTCCGATTGTCGGAGCGTGCCTTACGGAGCGAGCGGTTTACGCCAAGCTGTGGGAGGCCATCAACGGCGCGGGCTCGTGGGCGCTGAATCCGTGGGTGTGGGTGGTGGAGTTTAAGAGGGTGGAGCGGGAGGAGACGCGGGGACGCGGGGACGCGGAGAGGGAGGAGCGGGCGCGATGAAATCGATTGAACAGTTTCCGGGCGACGAGATGGAGCTGCGGCAGCGGTTGCCGGAGTTCAAGGAGGAAACGCGGGATGCGCTCATCCGCTGGGGTGAGGTGCAGCCGGGCGCCTTGCCGTGGTTGCTGAAGCGGAGCGCGAAGTATTGGGAGCACTTAAGCATCGCCCAACGGCAACACGCCGCGGATGGCTGGAGCTTGGTGTGCGATGCGACGGCGGCGCTGGATTTGTTGCGCTGGCGGATTGAGGCGAAGGATGACCGCGCGGCGGTGCAACATCTCACGGCGCCGGAATTCACCTCACCCCGGCCCTCTCCCCATGCTGCGCACGCGGAGAGGGAAAAAAACCTGAAACCTGTCCCCTGACTCCTGCCGCCTGACCCATGTTTCGCCCGACACCACATCCCGTTTTGCGAGTGCCGACGCCGGAGGAGATGGCGCGCATGGACGCGGCGGCGTTGCGCCAGGGGCTCATCGAGCGCGAGCAACGCATCAAGCGCGAACAGGCGGACCCCGGCCGGTTCTGCATCGAGCCGCCGGTGTGGCAGGTGTGCGATGCGATTCTCGGGTTCGACTGGGTGCCGTTGGAGACGGCGGACCGCATCCGCCATAAGTTCGGGTTCAAGAAGCCGAAGGATGTGTTGCTCATCAACGGCGGGAATCGTGGCGGCAAGACGCATTACGCGGCCACACGCGTGATGAAGGTGCTGCGACGCAAGCCCGCGGCGCGCGCGTGGTGCTGCCACAGCACGCAGACGATGAGCATCCAGTATCATCACGCCTTGCTCTACCAGATGCTGCCGCCGGAATGGCGCGGGGCGGATGTGCGCTCGAAGACGGCTTACATCGCCTACAAGCAGAAGACGGGCTTCAGTGAAGGCAAGTTTGTGTTGCCGCCCATGGACGGCGCCGCGCGCGGGAGTGAATGCGAATTCAAGAGTTACGACCAGAACATCGAGACGATCGAGGGCGGTAACTTGGACATCATTTGGGATGACGAGCTGGTGCCGCCGGACTGGGTGGAGACGCAGGAATTCCGCATCGCCGAGCGCAACGGCAAAATCATCATCACGTTCACGCCGATCAAGGGTTACAGCGCCACGGTGAAGCTTTTCCAGGACGGTGCGCGGGTGTGCGCGGAAAGCATCGGGTATCTGCTGCCCAAGGATGGCGGGCCGCCGGATGTGGCGCGGGCCTTAGGGCTCACGGAGGAGCAGTTGGCGGAATTGTATGCGGCCGAGCAGGGCGAGGAACTGGATGGCAAACGCGTGGTGCGCGCGGCCAGTGCGCCGCAAAGCGTGCCGGAGAGGTTTGTGTGAGGAGGGGAAGTTGAGAGCATTGGAGTTGAAAGTTGAGAGTATGAAACGCGAATTTGAACGGGTGCCGAGGGTGTTGGAATCGGCGTGCGAGGGGAATAACCGCGCTGTCGTGTTCTTCCACAGCGCGGATAATCCGTATGGGAACCCCAAGGGCGTGGCGGCGAAGGTGCTGAACCGATCGATTGAAGGACGGCGCGAACGGTTCTACGGCATCGCGCACAAGTTGCAGTCCTCGCGCTTCCCGAAGTTCAACGAGAAGGTGCATGTCATCCGGCCCGAGCTGATCCCCGGTCCCAAGGACGGCACGGACCGGCTGGTGGTGGACCCGGCGGCGCGCAATTTCTTCATGGCATGGTTCCGGCACACGGCGGAGGCGATCTACATCTATCGCGAGTGGCCGGGCAGTTACTACATTGATGGCGTGGGCGTGCCCGGACCGTGGGCGTTGCCGGATGGCAAGAAGCCGGACGGCCGCCCAGGACCTGCGCAAAAATCGTTCGGCTGGGGTTACCTGCGTTACAAGGAGGAGATTGCCAAACTGGAAGGTTGGAACGATGCGAAGAAGGAAAAGCCGGCGGAAATGAGTCACGCCGACTGGGTGCGCGCGTGGGAGAGCTACAACGGCGCCGATCAACCGGTGTATGAGCGGTTCATTGACTCGCGTTTCGCCAGTGAGCCGCGCATGGAACAGGACCGGCCCACCACGATGCTGACGGATTTCGAGGACATCGGAGTGATCTTCCATCCCACCGTGGGCGGGGATTCGCGCGAGAGCATCAATGAAGGGGTGCAGAAGATTAACGACGCGCTGGATTACGACGAGGATCGGCCGGTGGATTATTTCAACCGGCCGAAGCTCTACATCTCCAGCGAGTGCCAGAACATCATTTTCGCGATGAGCACCTGGACGGGCACGAGCGAGGAGGGCAAGACGAACATGACGGGGGCGACGAAGGACCCGATCGACGTGGTGCGGTATTACTTTCTGGCCGGGTGCGATTACGTGGGGCCGGGCGACATGGAGGCGACGGGCGGGGGGCATTACTTGTGAGGATTTAACCGCGAAACACGCTAAACACACGAAAGGACAAGAATGATCAAGACGAAGGCCAAGGGACGGCCGGGGCGGAAGGGGAAACCGCTGGCGCCAGTGGAGCCCGGAGCGGCGCTGGTGGAACACTTGGAGGCCCGCTGGCCCCAGGCGTTCACGGAGCCCAAGGTGGAGGTGGTGACGGCCGCGGCCATCGCCACGGCGCCCCGCGAGGTGACGATTGACCGGTTGCTGAGGTCTGGACATGTGATGTCCATGCTGGGTATAAACCGTAAGCAACTGGAAAAGTTCATCGCATGTGGACTGTTGAAACCAAGGCGGGTGCCGGACCCGCATCGCCTGAGCGGACGCAACCGCGAGAAGCGGCGCGGCCGGCCGGGCGGGCTTATCTTCCTGCTGAGCGAGGTGGCGGGATTGACGGCGAAACTGCCGGGGGCGTGAAGAGAAAGAGACACGAATTCCACGAATGAACACGAATATGAAACAGAAGCGGGCGAAGGGAACGAAGAGGGCCGAGGCGAAGGAGTTGATTGACCAGTGGGGCAGGTTGCGATTTCTGGCGCTCAAGGCCGCGATGGATTGCCAGTTGACCACGCTACGCCTGGGCGTGTTGAAAATGCGCTTGGCGGAGGCCAGCAAATCCCCGTTGGCAGTGGCACTGCTGGCGGAGCTGGACATCACGCTGAAGGAACAGGAGCCCGTGGCAAAGGATTTGAACGAACTAGGCGACCGGATACTGGCGTTGCAAGTCAGGGTGAGTAATCCATGAAAATTCGTGCAATTCGTGTCTAACAACAAAACTTTATGACGAACACTACTTATGCAGCGACGGTCGATGGCGAGACGCCGGAGACGATTCACCAGACGCACGATGACGGCAGCCCGGCGGAGGTGACCACCGATGAACTGGCCCGGTTCAAGAGCGAGATTCAATATCTCACGGGCGAGAACGCGCGCGAAGTGGCGTGGCGGCGGCAGTGGGCGGATGACATCCGCTTTTGCCGGTGGGAAGGGCAATCCCCCACGGGCTTGAAGAAGGCCGAGGAATTGAACGGCGAGGAACCGTTTCCCTTCGAGGGCGCGCGGGACAGCCGCGTGCGCAGCGCCGATTCACTGGTGAACGAACATGTGCTGGTGCTCACCAGCGCGGCGTTCGGCGCGAGCATCAACGTGAAGCCGATGGAAAGCCAGGACGTGGGATGGAGCGACCGCATGAACACGCTTGCGCGTTACATGCTCTACACGCAGCTGGGCGCGGACTGGGTGCGCGAAATCTGGCGCGTGTGCCAATACCAGGAAGGCGATTCTCCCGCCGCCGCCGTGCTGGGCGTGTGGTGGCGCAAGGAAGAGGCGTTGCGCATGGAAACAGTGAGCATCGATACGATCATCGAGAAAGCGGCGATGGCGACAAGGCCGCCGCAGGAGGAACTGCCGAAATTCGTGGCGGCGATGAAGGCGCTGTTTCTGGACCCGGCCCAGGAAGCGATGGCGGCGGAATGGTTGCAGGGATTGTATCCGGACTTGAAGATGCCCAAGGCGAAAAGGGCGGCCCGGCAATTGCGAGAGCAAAACGAAGCGTCCTTCCCGGTGCGTTACGTGGCGGTGAACCGGCCGGAGGTGTGCGCGTATCGATTGTTCCAAGACATCTTCGTGCCGCTGAACACCAGCCAGCCGCGGCGGGCGCGCTGCTATTTCCTGCGCGAATGGTTGACGGAAGTGGATTTGCACGCGCGGCGGGTGAGCCATGGCTACAGCGAGGAGTTTGTGAAGGAAGTGCTGTTGCACGAGGGCAAGACGGCGTTCCAGATTTACGAGCGCAACGCGGTGAGCGGCGATGGCGTAAACAATTTGCAGTTTGTGCAACAGAGCGCGGATCTGCACAAGGGCGAATACGAAGTCATCACGGCGGTTTACAAGGCGGTGAACGAGGATGGTGTGCCGGGCATTTACACGGTGCCGTTCTCGAACTTCGTGGAGTTCGCCGCGAAGGACCGCGAGTTGCAGGATTACGCGCACGGGGAATATCCGTTTGTGTGGTTCAGCCGCGAGATTCTGACCAACCGCGTGGTGGACAGCCGCGGTGTGCCGGAACTGGAACAGACCGACCAACAGCTGGAGAAGTTTGTGTTCGACAGCTTCAGCGACAACGCCAGCTTGGCCGCCCTGCCGATGATTGAAACGCCGCGTTCCCGCGGGAAGCTGCAACTTGTCATCGGACCGCTCAAGCAGCAGAAGGTGGATCGGCCGGGGCAGATCCGTTACATCGAAGCGCCGCAGTATCCGGCCGTCGTGGAGAAGCTGTTGCTCATGCTGCGCGAACGGCGGAACGATTACTGGGGACGCATCGCCGCGACCACGCCGCCGGCCTTGACGCAGCTGCACCAGCAGGGACGCGTGAATTTGTTCCTCGCGTCGCTCAAGGATGCGATCAAGCAACTCCTGCAACTGTGCCAGCAATATCTTACGGACGAGGAATTGAAACGCATCACGGGCGCCAACAACATGGCGGTGGCGCGGAGCCGCGAGGAGATTCAAGGCATGTTCGATGTGGACATGAGTTTCAGCACAATCGGGCTGGACTTCGATCAACTGGTGAAGGTGGCGGAGGTGATTTCGCGTTACGTGTTGCCGATCGATTCGCTGAACACGGTGCAGCGCGATTTGCTCGTGCAATGGTTGCTCAACGCGTTCAACCCGAACTTGGCGGACCGCGTGTGGCGTCCGAGTCAATCGGCCAACGCGGACGAGCAGAAGGACGAGAGCATCAACTTTGCGCGCATCGTGGCCGGGGACGAGCCGCCGATGCAGGCGGAGGGCCAGAACTTCGGGCTGCGCTTGCAGACGTTGCAGGACATCATCGCCAAGAATCCCGAGGTGGAACGCAAGCTGACGCCGCTGAGCCGGCAGATGTTGGAGGCGCGGATGAAACATCTGCAAAACCAGGTGCAACAACAGCAGAACGCGGTGATCGGGGCGCGGGTGGGAGAGAGTGTGTTGGGAGGGTAGGGAAGAGACGCGGAGACGCGGAGAAACTAAGACACGGAGAAATTATGAACTGGAAATTTTGGACTTGGCCGGGGGAGATACGGGATCTGCGCAATTTGCTGAAGCACTCGTATGACGCCAACCGGGAGATGGATGACATGCTGGTGGAAGATGGCCGCCGCGCGGCGCAACTGGTGATTGCGCGGCGGGCGCTGGCGCGGACGAAGGAACGGGGGTTGACGGATGAGGAGATGGCGGAGGCGTTCACGCATTTGCTGGAGAACAAGGGGTTCGAGGCGATTCTGCAATTGCTCACCAGCGAGGAGCTGGAGGCCGTGGATAACATGGTGGCCAACGGCACGACGTTCGAGCAGATGAAACATCACGCCGGCGCCGTGAGCGCGCTGAGCAACCTGCACGCGCGGCTGATTGAGCTGGAACAGCAGGCGAAGGAGATGGAGCGGAAGAAGGTGGCGTAGGACATTTGATGTCCAATAGTGTCGAAATGTGGAAAAGTGTGTCGGAATGGCGGGGAGGGGATTGAAGGGGTTCACGCGCGGGCGGATAAAGCCTGCGTATGCCAGATGCCACAGCAGCCGTCGCCGCCGAAAAAGAGATTGATGATTCATTGCCGAAAGGCGCGGAAGTCGTCAGTGATTCGGATGAGATGATCGGCTCGTTGCTGGCCCGGTTCGGCATCGGACCGGAGCTGGGGGCAGACAACACCAAGGAAACCAAGGAAGCAAAGGAATCCGAGGTTCAAGCCGCCGCCACCGGCGACATCACGGACCCGCCGACGGAAAATCCGGCGGAGACACCGGCCCCGGCGGCTGATGAAACGCCGGCTGTCGTGACGCCCAAGGGTTTCACGCCGGAACAAGAGGCGGAGATTGCGCAGCGCATCGAAGCCAAGGCCAAGGAATTTGAACCGCTCGCCCAGGAACGCGATGAACTCGCGTCCACGGTGGAAGAGCTGCAAGCCAAGCTCGCGCAAATGACCGCTCCGGCGGCGATGCCGAAGGAGATTGACCCGCTGCTCATTGAGGATGATTTCAACGCGCTGGCCAAGCAGGAAGCCGATGCGGAACGCATTCTGGAATGGTGCGACCAGCATGAGGATACCGGCTATGAGCCCACGCGCGAAGGCGAACGGGCGTTTACTCCCGCCGAGGTGCGCAAGCTGCGTCGCACGGTGGAGGCCAAGGTGAACAAGCTGTTGCCCCAGGCCCGCCAGCTGGCACAAGCCCGCGCGGCCAAGCGCGTGGAAGCGCGCAAGGCGTATCCCGAACTGTTCGATGGCAAGAGCGACGCCCACAAGATTCGGCTGGGCATGAAGGCAAAGGCGCCGTGGCTCTACGCGGTGTTTCCCCAATTTGATTTGTGGCTCGGTCACATGCTGGAAGGCGAAAAGGCGTATGCCGCACGCCAGGCCAAAACGGTGCCAGCCCCCAAACTTTCCGTTCCTCCCAAGCCTCCCGCGCCGCCGGTGCTTCCATCGCCCGGCGGCGCTCCTCTGGCCACGGGAGCAGCCTCGCGCAAGGTCCGGACACCGGGCATTGACGCCAATGAATTTGTCAATCGCGGCGGAAGCCGTGATGCCTTGATCAGCGTGCTCCGGGAGAGCGGAATCTAACCTGATTTAACCTCACTCACAATTATGCCAGTCATCCAAGAAATCACGCAAAAGGGCCATCCTCGTTCGTTGGCCAACCTCATCGCCAACATCGAGAGCGAAGGTTGCCCGTATCTCTCGATGATTCGCCGCGGCATGAGGCCCAAGCAGGCCAAGCATGAGTGGCAGGTGAAGGTTTACCCGCGCGTGGGCCACGGCGGCGTGCGCGATGGCGTGGATGCCACCACGTTCCAGAGCAACCCCCGCGAAGAACTCGCGGTGTATGCGCAGAAAAGCTGGTATAACCCCGGCGTCTCGGACTTCGCCGAGGAAGCGGAAGTGGCCGGACTCGCCAAGGGCGAATTTGCGGAGCAAGTGGCCGATGCCTTCGTGGCGGTGAAACGCATCCAGGAAATGCGCGCGCTGTCCAACAGCGACACCAAGCTGGAGAACGGCACCACCACGCCGTATGAAACGCGTGGCATCTTCTCGTGGCTGTCCAGCAGCGCACAAACCGCGTTGCCGGTGCCGGAAGCGTTCCGCGTTCCAACCGGGCAGATTCTTGGTTCCTCCGCCGGTGCCTCGCTGGCGGATTTCTCGGAGCAGAAATTCATCGATGCCTGTGCGTCCAGCTACATCACCCGCAAGGGCACGTATGCCATGCACACGTTCCTTGGCGTGAAGCTCAAGGCGAAGTTCACCAACTTTGCCGGTTACGTGGACAACATTGCGAACACCACGCCGATCCGCCGTTACAACCAGGACGCCGACAGCAAGACGCTGGTGCGCGTGATCGACAAGCTGGTGCTCGATTCCGGTGAACATCTCCTGCATCTCACGCCGTTCCTGCTGTGCGACGCCACGACCGGCCTCGACACCGAATACACGCACCGCTCCGGTTTCAGCGTGGACCTGAACATGGCGTTCCTCGCCTACACCCGCGAGCCGCGCATTGTGAATTTGCCCTACAAGGGCGGCGGCAAGAAGGCGATCGTGGATACGATTTTCCTCCACGGCCTCGAAAACGTGCAGGGCGGTATTGCGATGCAATACAACGCCGACTGAACAAAAGACCATCGCAACTCAACTGACGAACTGATTATGGCTGCAATTCTCGAACAACTGGGCCTCGAAGAGATGGCCGCGACCGGCGCCACGCACAAGGTGGTGGTGACGCACAGTGACCTGACGGAAACCACCGTTTCCACGGCGCAGACCCTGACGCCGATTACCGTCGCCAACCTGACAAGCTGGGAAACCAAGTTCGCCCTGTTGCGCGTGCCCTTCGCCAACACGGCCGACACGGGATTCAACAGCGTGGCGGTGACCATGGGTGACGGCGGTTCGACCAACCGTTTCCTGACCTCCACTGAGCTGTGCGAAAACGGCACGGAGGTGGCGGTGAAAGTCGGCACCGGCACCACGCTGCAATACACCACGGATGACACCGTGGATCTCGTGTTCACCCCGGCCACTGGCTACGCGCTGAGCGCGTTGAACAAGGGTGAAGTCTGGTTCTACGGCGTGTTCCGTGACGGACGCGGCTACCCGACCCTCTAAGCAACAAACCGGGAACTGACCCCCACTGCATGAGCAACATCTTCATCGGCCGTGAACCCATACCGGAACGCATCGTCGTTCGGGGACGGGATTTCACGTCCGAGGTGGTGCAAGTGCTGGAGCGGCGCCAGGCGGCGGCCATGAAACGGGCCGAATCCGAACTGGCGGCGGCACATCGCGCAGGCGGAGAACGCAAAACGTATTACTCCAAGACCTCCGGCAACGGGGGCGAAGTGACGGCGATGATTCATCCCGTGCACGCCGCGATGATGGTGACGAAGTTTGGCTCGGCCGAATGCCTGTCGGACCCGGAAATCATCCGCGATTACCAGAAACAGTTTCCCGCCAGCAAAGTGCGGTGCCGCAGCGCGAAAACGCAAGTCGGATGGACCGGCGGCAGCGGGCGCGTGGGCAAGAACTCAACCTTTCGCAAAATCTACAAATAACATGAAATCTCTCAAGACTCTCTCCCGTGTTGGTATCGCGTTCGTGGCGTTGATGGCGGCTGCGCCTGCTGTTCAGGCGCAGTCGTCCATCCGTAGCAACACGCTCGCGCTCATCACCAGCACCGTCACCGCTGGCGCGCAGTCCAACGTGTTCCGGCTGACGGCCGGCGCCCCGTTCACGGCACCGGCAGCCGTGGACCTTAAGAACGCTCCGCTGGGCGTGAACATCTCGATTCCCGGCAACTGCCCGACCAATGCCTACGGCCAGATTGGCATCGGGTTCCAAACATCCATCGACGGCGTGAACTACGGCAACAACCTGCTGTGGGCCATCCTGCCGGCGGGCTCCAGTGGCACGAACTTTGTCATCACCACGAACTTCAGCCAGGCGGTGCTCGGCAACGCCACCCGCCTCAGAATTGGTTCGCAAACCAATGGCTCGGCGGCCACGGCGACGTTTACCAACGGCGTGGTGATTTCGTTCTACTGAGCCGCCGCGAGGCTTCACCGCCGCAACTGCGAGAAATGAATGCGCACGGTCACGTTCAAAAGTGTCCTGCACGGCACCGCCCGGATGCTGGGGATGAATCCCGACCGGCTCGACGCCATCAAGGCGGCGCAGCTGACGGAATACATCAACCAGCATGTGCGCTACGGCTGGCAGTGGGACTGGTGGCCCGAGTGGACGCGTGTTGAACAACGATTCTACCGCGCCGCGTGGGTTTCTGCGACGACTTATGGCGCACCTACCGCGACAACGCCCGTCGAAGTCTATTATCCGCCGGCCAAAAAGTATTACCAAAGCCTCCGCGCGAGTAATACCGGCAACGCCCCCGCCACCCTCTCCGGAGGTGAATACATTGAATCCTCCGCCTACTGGGCCGAGTGCGCCGCAGAATACGATTCCACGGCGTGGGCGGCGAACACGGCGTTCGCTGTAGGGGACCAGTGCGTCAACCCGGACGATCAACGGGCCTACCAGTGCCACACCGCGCACACCAGCGGCGCCACGTTTGACGCCACCAAGTTCGGTCTTCTCACCCCGTTCGACCGTTACATTGCCTACGAGCAGACTGGCCAGACGGTGATTAACCAGGTGAAGGACGCCTTCAGCCGCGACCCGCGCGTGTGGCCGCGCAACCCCGGCCGCTTGACCCAACCTAGCCGCAGCACCAACGGCATCCAGGCCGCCGAGAGCTGGCCGGAAAGTGTGTGGCTGCAATTCATCACCACGCCGCCGCAATTCACGTCCACGCCATGGGCCACGGGCACCAGCTATGCGGTGGGCGATTTGGTTTACTCGGCGCCCAGCACCTACATCTGCACCACGGCGCACACGAGCAGCGGTAGCTTGAACACCAGCAATTTCACGCTGGTGGAATTCCCGTATCTGCTGGGGGACTTCGTGAAACGCGCGGCGCAGGCGGACCAGCTGGAAGGCGTGAAGCTCACGCAACGCAGCCGCGTAAATGAAGACCGGGCCGGCGCCATGCTGGCCGATTTGTTCGACCAGGAATTTCCAACCCAAGGGCAGTCCACGACGGCCCGAGTCCAAACTTATGCGTAACGTCATCGTTTCCCTCTTTCTCGCGCTGAGCGCGTTCACCATCGCCGCGCAATCCAGCCTCACGCCCGGCGTGGCCAAGACCAGCCCGACGCTGACCAACAGCTACGTGGTGGCCACAGGCAAGGTGGCGTGGCGCACCGTGCTGGTGAACAACGCCAGCGCGACGGATTACTACGTTCACATCTACGACAGTGCGACCAACCAGCTGGACAACGCCACGCCGGCCATTGCGGCGTTCAAGGTGACGGCCGGGCTCACCAGCTATTTCGATTCGGCCAACGGGCCGATCCTGTTCAACCGCGGGCTGCTGGTGGTGCAGAGCACCACGCCGACGACGCTGACCAACGTGAGCGCGGGCACGAGCGCGTTCAAGGTGACGGCCATTCTCAATCCCTGACATGAAGACACGATTTCTATTTCTGACGCTGGTGGTGTGGCTGGTGGCGACGGTGACCGGCCGTGCCGCCGTGGGCACGCAACCGCCTGGAAGCGGCGGCGGGAGTGGCGGCGGTGTCAGTGTCACCAACGGCTATTCGTTCAATGGGCCATTCAGCACGGTCAACGGCACAAACGTGTATTTGAACGCAGGCATTTCCAATCTGGTGCTTAACCCGGCGTTCACCAACGCGAATCAGGTCAAGAGCAACATTATCGTGGTGCAGGCGTCCACGGATGCGCTGGCCAACGGCACGGCTTTGACCAACGCCGTGAAAACGGCAGGCACCTTGGCCAGCGCCTCCAGGCCGATGCTGGTTTGGGTGACTCCGGGCAAGTATTGGACCCCGACGAACACGCTGCCGAGCGTGATGATGGCGGTCGATAACGTGTCCACCTATTGGGAGCCGGGAGCAGTGTGGATGAGCGGCAAGAGCGTGAGCGGTTCGGACACGGCGTTTATGTGGGACGATTCCGCAGGCAAGCGCACCAATGTGAACGTCTACGGCTACGGCCAGTTTTACCTCACGAACAACAACGCGGCGGTGGTGAGCTTGGAAAACGGTTCGCGCATGAGGTTCTTTGCGCAGGATGTCTATGCGTCGGACGGCACCAACGGATCGGGCGGCGGGGCCAGCACGTTCAATTTCCTGACGACAGCGGCGGACTTCGAGGCGGAGGTCAATGATACGATTTTCTGCGATACCTACGACGCGTTCTATTTCTCAGCGGCGGAGGGGCACAAGGTTAAAATCAAGGCACGCAAGATCGGATCAAAGTTCGGGGACATCTTGGAAACCACCGGCAGCGCGGCCAATTGGGGCGATGTGATGATTGAGGCAGAGGTAATGGAGCGGACCGCGACGACCGGAGAGACGTGGCTGGGGAACACTTACATCCCGCAGCCGTCATTCATGAAGATTGGCGGCAAGGTCAGCGTGAAAGCCAAGGCTATCAATGTCTATTCCACCAACGGCGTGATTTACTCCGGGTCTACGACCAACTACGGGCTGCTGAGTGACGCGGTGGTGACGGTGGCAACTAATTCTTGGACGGGCGTGATTGGCGACGGCTCGGGAACCGGATCGGCGCAATCGGGCGTTTACCTCAAGAATGTGACCATCAACGGGCCGACCGGGCGCGATGCGCTGTTGCTCACGAACCTTTCGGCGCTGCCGACGATTCTGGAAAATGTCACCATCAATTCCGGTCCAGGCGCAACCAATTGGGCGCGGGGCGTGACGCCAAGCAAGGTGCTGATTCTAGGGGGGCTGGCGCTGAATCCGTATCTGCCCTACGCGGCAAACATTACGGTAGTGGGAACGAACACTTCCGTCGCCACGGACATTCGCGGCACGCTGGCGGCGTCCGGGCTGGCGACGTTCTCAGCGGGCGCATCCATCACGGGCGGCAATCTCACCGTGCGTGATAACGACATCGACAACAACCAGTCCATTTACACGGACTCGATGTTTATTACAAACGTGTTGTATCTGCCGTTGAAGGTGAACGGAACAGCGGCGGATGGGCGCGGAGCCTTGATTCAAGAATCCAATTCATGGGCGACGGCAAGGGACACGCTGAGGTTCAACGACGGCACAGCGGATGTGAAGGTGGTGGCGGCATTGGCCAGTGACACGCCGAGCAATGGCCAGGTGCCGACATGGAACACGGGCGGAACAATTACATGGGAGACGCCATCCGGCGGCAGCGGCTCGTCAAACATGGTCACAGCGGAAATCGGTCGGTTGAACATCACCAACGGCATCAGCATGACGGGCGCGGGCTCAGCTTCGCTGCACGCGCTGATGAGCTATCAAAGCGATGCGTTTGCGCTGACCAGGGCCACGAATTCGCCGGCCACGACAGGCACCACCAACGATTTCCAAATCAGCCAGAGTGCCAAACCAGCGGACGGACTTCGCCTGTTGAGCACTAGCGCGGGGCAAAACGTGTGGACGAATGGGCCGATCGTGCTGACGGTCACGGACACCAACCAGACCAGCATCAATGTTGATTGTGCGCTGCCCTATACGCATTACATCGTCACGACCAGCCGGACCAATTTCGACGTGGCTTTCTCCAATACTTACGCCGTGCGCGTGGGCCGCGAAATCATCGTGGAGTTTCCGACCAACCTCGTGACTACATCCGTGCAGGTGACGAACAAGGACGCGCAGACGGTGCGGTGGAACCGTGGATTTACCACCAACGGAGCGCCGAGCGTGGTGAAGACGAACATCAACAACCTGACGTTGCTGTTCAGCTTCCCGACGACGAATCACCCGATTGTGGACGCGGCTAATTACTGACATGAAGCGCATCCTGATTATCTCGGCTTTGTTGCAGGCGGTGGTATTCAGCGTCACAGCGGACCGTCGCAGGATGTTGCTTAGCCGAAACACGGCGGCGGCTTCGTCGCCAACGCCCGAATTGCTGTGGTGGAAATTGAACGAAGGCAGCGGCACCAGCATTGCCGGTGCGGCGTCAGGCGGTGGCGACGGCGGAACCACAGATGCCGCATGGTTGACCGGCAAGAGCGGCAGCGGCAGCGCGTTGGACTTTAATGGAACATCGCAGGACGCGGCCACCAGTTCATCAATCACCTTCGGAGCAAACATCATCACGATCTCGGGATGGTTCTATTTCGACGCGACCAACGCCAATCAAATCCTGGTGGAAAGCAGCTCAAACCTGAACGCAAACAACGACTCCTTCAGCCTCTTGATCGATGCGGGGCAATTGTATCTCAACGTCCACAACGCCGGAGCGTACCGGAGCGGAACCTGCGCGGCGGGCGCAACGGGCGTTTGGAAACACATTCTAGCCATCGCAGATCGTTCGGCCAATCCAAACGTGATGACGATCTATATCGACGGCGTCGATCAGGCGGCGACGCAGTCGGGGCTGTTGACGGCGGTGGCGAACCACGCGGCTTACACAGTTTATGTCGGCGCTCGCGGCGGCACGTCCCTTTTCTACAACGGGCGGATCGACGACCTGAGAATCTATTCAGGAAGCAAGGCCGCGAACGTGACCGCCATCATGAACGACGCGCAATGAGACTCGCGCTTTCCATCTTGCTTTGCTGCGCGCTCGGAGCGAAGGGAGCGACTTACTACATCGACTTTGCCTCGGGAAACAACAGCAACGCCGGCACGTCTACCGGCGCGCCTTGGAAACATTCTCCGGGTGACACCAACGCGACCAGCACCGCCGCATCGGTAACGCTCGTGGCGGGCGACGTGGTGAAGTTCAAGGGCGGTGTGACTTATCAGGGTTTCGTGGTGCTGACCAACGGAGGAAGCTCGGCCTCGCCGCTCATCTTTGACGGTAATTTTGCGAACGATTGGGGAACTGGTCGGGCGGTGTGGGACGGCATGTATCACACGAACGGGACGCTCTTGGGGGCCGTTGTTTCGATTAGCAATCTGGTGGTTCGGGGGTTCACGTTTCAAAACGCAGGCGGATATGATGACACACATCCGTTTGTCGTGACTAATCAAAGCCCGCAAATTTCAGCTTCCACGGGCGGAGTTGGTGTGATGATGTGGGGCGGCTCCCGTTACGAGAACATTGTCGTTCACGACTGTTTCTTCAACAAGATCGGCAACTGGCGCAATCACGCGTCGTTTACCTCGGATGCCATCACTGGCTTTGGCGTGGCGTTCCGTTACGTGTTCGGCGGCATGGTGAGCAACTGCGTCGTGATGCGCACACACACGGGTATCGGCATCTATTCCTGTCGCGACGTGACTGTTCACGGAAATGACATTTCTACCAATATCGTTTGGGGTGTAGACGTAGCGCCCCAGCAGACGACAGACATCATTTCCAACATCACGGTCAGCGCCAACGCCATCCACGACTACCCGCAGTTTGTGGAAGGGAACTGGCTGGGTGGCGGCGATCCTCCGCACACGGACGGAATCTTTGTTCGCGATTCGGCTATCACGGCAACGTGGTATCCAGTAAAGGTTCACGGCAATCGGTTTTGGTGCGACTATCCCGAAAGCTCGCTTGGCGGAACGGCTTCCATTTTCATCAGCCAAGGCCCATCGGTGTGGATTTACAACAACGTAGTCAATTCTGATTCGCACACGCGCATGGTCAGCGTGGAGTATCAAGCAACGACAGACAATGATCAGTTTGTGCTGATTGCCAACAACACCATTCTGTCCTCGTCCACCGACCTGCTCTTTGCAGATGAGACGAACGACGTGCGACGGGTAATGTATGTTTGGAACAATATCTTGCTAAAGACACCGGGTGTTGCGGCCAACAACCCGATGATCACTGCCCTCAGCGGCGACCTTCCGAATCGACTAGATTACAATCTGTTTTACGACCCCGATACGGTTGCTGCATCGAAGTATACGCACGTCATACCGGCCTACACCCTGTGGGACAACCGCATGGCTTGGTATCAGGTGGACACAAATTCTGTGTATAGCAATCCGTTGCTGGTGGACAGAACTAACTCAGTTCCTAGCCTTAGAAACTTCCGTCCTATGGCGGGAAGCCCAGCGTTGAATCTCGGCACGAACCTGACGAGCTATTTCACAACAGATATTCTTGGCGCCTCTCGCCCTTCTTCTGGCGCGTGGACCGCAGGAGCATATCAGGAAACCAATTCGCCCAGCTCGGGCGGCAGCTCCATCACGAAAGCCGTGATGCAGGGGAAGATGGTGTTTCAGGGAAAGGTGGTGGTGCAGTGAGGACACTGGTTTTGAGTTTGGGGTTTTGGGTTTTGAGTTTGGCGACCATGCGAGCGGAGGTGCCGCCGCAGCAGTCGCTGACGTTTGCGTGGGATGCGCCGACCAATACGCCGGGGCCGTTCACTTACAAGATGTATAAGGTGCAGGACGGCGTGACGAACCTCCTGTGGAGCACGACGAACACGACGGGTGTCGTCAGCAACCTGACGCCCACGGCGTTCCGAGTGTTTGTGACAGCGAGCAATGAGCGCGGGGAATCTGACCCGTCCATTCCGGTGGTGCTGCCGGCGTTCCCGAATCCGCCGACGAAGCTCAAGCCAGTCTCCACCACGTTCCGGGTGGTGCCGCCGGTGTCGTTTGAGAAGACGGAGGATCTGATTTCTTGGGACGAACGGTTTCGGCTGTTCCGACCGGACAGCAACGGGGTGCAGGTGGTGATGCAGACAATTCATCCAGGAGAGCCGTTTGCGTTTTATCGGGTGAGACCGGAGGCGCGGCCGGGGATGCCGAGGTGAGACACGAATTTCACGAAGTGACACGAAATGCCCAAGCATAATTTCAAGCGGGACCACAGGGCGCACGGCGGGCCGGTGTTGAGCATGTGCAACACGGCACCATCGTTCTCGGAGTTCATGAAGGATTTTGAGGAACGCTGGAAACAGAAGTGCGAGGCGATGGGGTATGACGACGAGGTGACGGCGCAGGAGGAACACCGGTTGCCCGTGCGCAGCACCAAAGAGATTCAGGCGGAGGTAATGACGGAGAACGCTTTGGCGGTGAAACGTAACACTAGGGGAATCAGATAATGACGACACAGGCAAAAGCGCGGATTGAGTTTGTAGGGTTGATTGTGGGGGTGCTTGGCGGCATCGGCGGGATTGCCGGAATGATCGGCGCTTTCTACCTGTTGCCCTACCGGGTGGAGGCGGTCGAAAAACGAATTGACAGCATCGCGATTCAGCGCAATGCCGACCATGAATTGCTCACGCGCATTGAAGAACGGCTGATTGCCGTGCAGCAGGAACTGAGGAGGAAACAATGAGCGGACTGATTCGCAGCAGCACAACGGGCTGGGGAGGGTTCTTCCTCACGGCACTGGTTTACATGGTGATTCAGGGGCTGACGGATTTCTCAATCTGGCTGGCGGACGTGGGCAAGGAAGGCTTCGCGGCCGTGAGCTTGTATGACTGGCTGGTGTTCGGCGCCAAGGTGGGGGCGAGCATGTTGATCGTGCTCCGGGCGCTGATGAACGGCAGTTATGGTGAAGCGAAACAACAACAACCAACAGAAGAAAGCAAAGGTAACTAAGATGAAACTGTTCAGAACGATCATGCTGGTAGTGGTGGCGATTGCCATTGTGAAGGTCTACGCGCGTGCGGAAGAACCGCAGGCGTTCAATGCGAAGGAGTTCAGTCTTTCGCTCTACGGCACGGGGGCGATTGAGACGGATGCGCGGGCAAAGGAAGCGGTATCTGTCGGCACGGGTATTGGTGCGGATTACTTCATCACGCGCGGGTTGGGTATTGGGGCGCGGGCGGAGTTGTCCGACTTTTCGCATTCGGTGGTGGACCGCAGCAGCGGACGGCTGACGGCACGGGCGCCGTTGTGGGATACGGTGGCGCCGTATGGGTATGTAGAAGGCGGCTTTGACTTTGAGCGCGATCGGCTCTTTGCCGGCGCGGGCGGTGGGGTGGAGGCCAGATTCACCAAACGTGTGGGGGCGTTTGCGGAATTGGGACTGGAGACGACCACGCGAGGCGAGGCGACAGGAAGGGCGGCGGCGGGGATTCGGTTGCCGTTTTGAACATTTCGGACGCGGTGGAACGCGTCCCTACCGATAACGACAATGGCAAGGCCGCAACAGATTGGGGAAACCGATGAAGCCCGGAATTACATGGGCGATGTCGGGTGGCGGGGCGTCAATATGCGCCTCGACCCGGACCAGTTGACGGAAGGTTTTGCCAGCAAAGGCGTGAACATCCGTTTCCGCGATGGCACGCCGGAGACGCGCCGTGGCTCGATGGTGATTCCGTGGCTGAACAAAATCAGCGCGGGCACCATCCAGCCATGGGGCGTCGTCTACGGACGCGGCACGTTCCGCGACCCGTCCACGTTCTACGAATACGAACTCATCGCCGCGGACGGAAACATCTACGCGTGCTTGGCCAACAACCAGCCGATTCTGCTCAACCTGCCGGCGGGCGAAACCGTCACGGATAAATGCACGTTTCTCCAGGCGTTCAACGTGGTGTTGTGCCTGCGCGGGTTCGATGCGGACCCGCTGGTGATGGACAATGTGACCACGGGCTTCACGGCCATCGAAGCCAGCCCGGAGGGCACGGGGTTGCTGACGATCCCGCGGTGCCGGCGCGGGGTGTTCATGAGCAACCGCGTGTTCCTGTTGCGCGAGGATGACACGCTGGTGGCCAGTGACGTGCTGGATTACACGCATTACACGGCGCTCAACGACCTGCGCATCAACCAGGGCGATGCGGACAAGGGCGTGGCACTGGCACCGTTTGGCGCCACCTCGCTGGTGGTGCTGAAGGAACGCAGTGTTTACCTCGTGGACAATGTGACGGGCGATCTCGCATCCCTCACGGTATCCCGCGTCACCGGACGTTTCGGCTGCAAGGCAGCGGAAACGGTGGTGGATTGCGGTAGCGACCTCCTGTGGTTGACCAATGAACACAAGGTGGCGGCGTTGTTGCTGACCATCCAGAACGAAGTGCAGGCGTCGCAGGGGGCGTTGGCCGGGAAATTCCCGAGCTTGAGCGACCCGATGTCGCCCTTGTTCGACCGCATGGCCGGGCAGTTCGCCAGCCAGGCCACGGCGTGCCTGTGGAATGACGCGTATTACATCGCCTTCTCGCTCGATACTGGGCGCATGGTGGGACAGGAATTGATTCAGAGCGGCAGCAAGGTGCAGACAATCACGACGGTGCCGGGGGATCGTTACGTGTTCACGGTGGGCACGGACGGCGACCAGATTGTGAACGGCACGGAGACGATTTCGACCACGCGGGAATTCATCGCGCAAGGCACGAGCGTGACGCTGACGGTGACCTACATTTACACAACGAACGCCATCACCAATTCCAGCCTCAAGCGCGTGATGCTGGGGCAGAACAATGTGCTGGCCCGCTATGATTTCATCAACCAGGCATGGAGCGGCTGGGATGAGGCGGAGGATATTGCCTTCAAGCAGGTGTTCGCCGCCACGTATGTGAACCGCCAACGGCTTTTTGTGGTGACGCACGACGGTTACATTCGCCTATGGGAAGAAGGTTACGCGGACCGGCTTTCGCAGCCGTATGTGGATGTGACGGTGGCCACGCTTCCGGCTGCCGGCAATACGCTGCGCGTCAACGGCGGGACGACGGTGACGGCGGACGTGGTGAACACGGCCACGCTGTGGGATTGCACGGACTTGGCCACGGCCCGGCGATCGTTGTGGCTGGAATCCGGCGGCGGTTATCGCATCGGTTCACTGAACCGCTGGACGTGTCCCAACGCGTTGCCCACCCTGTTGCCCATCGGCGCGGCCAGCTACACGCTCGGCACGGGCCTGCGCTTTGTGGCGACCAACGGCGTGCTGCCGGTGGTGGTAACCACGGGTTCATGGGCCACGCTCGATGAAGTGGTGGAACGGGACATCCAGGCAGAATTCGTGACGCGAGCCTACACGCATCCCGAAGCGGAACTTTCCGAGTTTCACGGCTTGATTTTGGACCTTCAGACATGGAATGTCTCATGCAGCGTGAATTTGCTGGCCGATGGCGTGAATGAAGATGTGACCGTGGCATCTGCGGTGACGAAGGATCGCACCCGGTATTACTTCCCGTTCGACGCGGCGCCCTACGATGTGACGAACGTGAACGGCGATTTCTACACGGCGGGCCGCGAGGATTACAGCATCCAGCCCACGAGCGCGGCGTATGCCTTTACGCCCAGCGCCAACGTGAGCGGCGATTTGATGCAGGAAGCGCGCGAGCCGTGGGAGGTGACCTTGGCCGGGCGTTCCTGCCGGGTGCAATTGCTGAGCACGCGCGGACGCTGGCGCATGAGCAATTGCCGGCTGACGGAAACGATCGACGACAACGCGGCGGGACCGATTGCGAGCTGACTATGATTGTCACCCTTGTTCTAACACCGTTCCAGTTGTCCGACACGGAGACGTGGACGGCGGCCAAGTTCAACCTTGGATTCAACCCGACGTTGAGCGGCACCGTGACCTTTGCCGATGGCAAGGCCGACGCCGTGGTGACGGCGACGACCAAGACCTTCACGACCTTCGACCTTGCCGGGGACATCCTGCGCGTGGTGGCCGGGCACGGCGCCAGCACGGGCCAGCGCGTGAAGGTGAGCAGCAGCACGACACTGCCAGGCGGACTTTCGGCGACTTACGAATACTATCTGAGGCCGGATACCACGAACCCGACCACCGACTTCACGCTGCACTACACGCTCTACGGGGCGCAAAACAACACCGACCGGGTGGACGTGACGGACGCCGGCACGGGCACGCACACGCTGACGTATTACGTGTATGCGACCGGGGCGCCGCTGATTTACGACACGGGCGGAACGACGTGGGAGAAGGGCATCGTGAGCCCGGAGAATTTGCCGGAGTATGTCGGGGCGACAGCGAGCACGCCGGGCGTGCGCGGTGCGGTGCCGCCAGCATCGCCAAGTGACTACGCCAAATTTCTGCGGGGAGATGGGCGTTACGCAGACCCAACATCCGGACTATCGACGGCGGGAAATCTGTTTTACTATTACGCAACAATCTAATTTATGGCATCAACACCCTCATTTACCGGCACGCCTCATCTGGAATGCGCACGATTAACATCGGCCAACACTAATTTGACCGCACCAAGCGCAGCGGTCTTGGTGTTTACGGCGGGTGGTAGTGGATCGCGAATTCAGCGAATTGACATTGTGCAGAGCGACGATCCGGGAGCCAATGACGACAACTGGGTGATGTTCTGGTGGTATAACGGAAGCACGTATATTTTGTGGAAAGTGATTGATTTTGATGCGACTAATGTTGCTGATACAACGCAGCCAAACGCGGTCACGTTGTTATTTCCGGATGGGCTTCCGGTGCCCGGCACTGGCTTTAACAAATTGTATGCGGGAACTTTTGAAGCGCGTTCAGTAGATGTAAGTGTGTCGGGAGGAGATTTGTAATGAACAGTGGTGTTCTTGGTTTTCCTGCGCAGCGAGCAGATGTTTCAACGCCAAACGTGCGGGCTGTGTTGAAACTCGACGGAACAGGATTGACCATTGATGGCGCCGGTCCAACAGCTGGAAAATCCTACGGCGCAGGAGCGATAAAAAGCGCAGTAAATATCGAAAAAGTGGTTTACAATGCAGCCGGAGATTTCACGGTGCATTTCATCAATCCTCCCGAAAGTCAACATTACGTCATGATGGGCATGGCGCGAAGCCAGGGCGGCACAGATTACTTTGTGCAGATTAGCGAAAACGATACTGACCTGCGCGATCGCAAGCGCGTAGAAACATTAGCAAGAAGTGCCGGAACGCCGTCCAATATCACCGAGGTGCATCTGGTGTTCTTTTGGTAACTTGAAATAACGTGCGAGAGTGAATTGAATTATGGCAAGCGACAGCATCGGAACGGACATGGCGCTGGCCGGGTTATCCGGCGGCACGTCATCCATCATCGACATGTTCAGCGGCAAGATGCCTTTCTCCGGCCTTTTCGGTGGGAAGGAGAAACCCAAGCCGTGGGCCAAGATGCCCGGCGGACGCAATGAGTATCGCGGCAAGAAACTGCTCAATGCCTACAACGCGCTCCTGCCCGGCACGCTGGACATCACGCGCAAATCGAGCGAAGGCTTTGGCGACATCTACCGGGCGGAAGCAGAGAAGACGCGCGCGGAGGATCTTTCGAGCTTCCAGAAATACGGACCGGCCTACGCCAAGGCGATTAGCGAAGCGGACCCGTATCAGGCTGAGTTGCGCAGTCTCATCAACAGCATCGTGATGGATGAACTGAATGCGGGTGGGGACTTGAGCCCGGCGCAATTGCGGCTGACGCAACAGACCACGCGCGGCGCCCAGGCGGCCCGCGGCATGGGCTTTGGCATGGGCGACAGCTTGCGCGAAGTGCTTGGCACGCTCGATTACAGCCGCGGACTCAAGAACGAACGGCTGAACAACGCGCTTCAGGTGGGCAACTTCAACCAGCGCGTGGTGGGTGACCCGTTCATGGCGTTCTCCGGACGGCCCTCGCAACCGCAGGGCAGCAACGTGATGGCGCCGCAGTATTCGGATTTCAACAATGACTTGTCGTCGTTCATGGCCAACGACGAAATGATGGCGTTCAACGCCGGACAGAACAGCAAGAACCGCACAAGCGCCATGGTGGGCGCGGGCATTGGTGCGCTGGGCAGCATTGCCGGCGGTGCCATGCTGTGCTGGGTGGCGCGAGCGGTGTATGGCGAGGAAAACCCGTTGTGGCAGAAGTTCCGCGACTGGCTCACCACCAAGGCGCCCGAGGACGTGCGCGACCTCTACATCACCATCGGCCCGAAGCTGGCCGAGCGCGTGGCGCAACGCCCGAAACTCAAGGCCGCGCTGCGGCGGGTGATGGATGAGAAGATTGCGGAAATGGAATTCAACCACGGATGAACACGGATAGACACGGATTATCAAAACGCTTGCAAGCCGGAGGCGGAACCGGATGGTTAAACGCTAACGATGGTAAAGTGTCCATCAGCAATCCGCGTTCATCTGTGTCCATCCGTGGTTAAAACCAACTAGACTTTATGGCGATTCAAATGTGGACCGATTTTCGGGCGGACCAGAACTTGAGGCAGGGGTATGACCGTCTGGGC